CGAAGTAATATAGCGAACACTCTATCAATTAATGGTTTTAATAATTCTGATTGTAGTCTACCAAGAACAGGTCCTAGTAATCTCATCTTCTCTTCATTTCTTTGCACAACTTCCGTTGCTGTCATTTGTGGACCTTGTTGCAATTGAAGTTGATTAACATAGAAAGCATTTCTAATTGAATCTCTTCTTTGTTCTTCCATGTTTAAACCTAGTGGATTATTTGCACCAATGTTTAAAGGTTCAATTCTATCTCTTGTACCACTTCTATAAAAATTTAATCCACCTGGTACAGTTCTAACTGGTAATAAAAATCCATCATCTGGAACTAATAGTGGTGGGTCAACTTGTTTCTGTGCAGCTTTGATTGTAGTCTTAGACATTTCATTTAACATCTTAACATCTGGCAACGCTGTCATTGCTGGACTTCTTCCATAAATTTCGTTTGATGCTTTTAAATATCTTGGAACTACAAAAGGAAACTCTTTGAATCCAGACATAGATAATTCGTTTGCATTTTTGTATTCTAAGTACACAGATTCGAATGGCATATTACTTTTATCTTTTTTCTTAGGATCAAAATCTGATCTTGGATAAACAACATGAATAATTTCTACTTCTGCATAAGGATCTTTTTTAAATATTCCCTGAATGTCAGATGAAACTTTATCACCAAACTTTTGTATTGCTGCTCTAGCAGAAATTTTAAATCTTCTAAAGATTGTATCTACTCTACCTTTATCATTCTCTGCAATATAAACTTCATTGATATGTCTTGTTGAAAATTTAATTAAATCATCATCATCTTCTTCTATAAACATTGCTGCTGTACCAAATGTAATTAGATCGTGATACAGTTCAAAAATTTCTTGTTGAAAGTTTGATCTATTAAATGCTGTGTACATTGCTGCAGTTGCAGACTCTAACCAGATTTTTGCTTCATCTTCGTTTTCAATATCATTTTCTTTAAATCTTAAAGTAAACCAAGGTGTAGCAGGATTGGTTAGCATACCATGTAATGATGATGCCAATAATTCTACTGCTTGTATTGGAGAAGAATCAAATATCATCTCCATTCGTTTATCACCTCTAGCTCTAGTCTTGGTTACATCCGCTTTTCTTGGTTGCATATAATCCGCAACCTCTTGCCAATGTGTTTCCCAATTTTGTCTTTGACCTTCTAGTCTGTCAAACCTTGATAATAAATCTCTAGTTAAATCTGTTTTAGCCATTATTGTCCTAATAAAGTTTTCTTACCTAAAGTAACTGTTTCATCTTCAACACCTTTTGAACCTGTCATAATTGTAGCTGATCTTCCTTTTGCTTTTGTTTTTCTTAAATCATAACCATCTGCACTTGTTGCCGAACTTTGTGAAACCTCTGCTACAGTTGGTGCAACAGGAGCTGGTGCTGGTGCTGGTCTAGGTGGTGGTGAAGGTCTAAATACTGATCCCATTATGATCCTAACAAAGTTTTATTTTGTGTTTCTGCTTCTTCTTCAATGCCTAATGGCGAAGTTAGAATAGTAGATTTACGACCTCTTCTTTTTCTCTCTACTGCTGCTTGATCTGCCGCAATCCTATCTTTATCTTCTTGAGAGACTTCTGCTGAAGGTGGTTCTGGCAAAGGTTGAACTGGTGGTAGTGGTGGCATCTTTGGTGATAAAAAACTCATAATTATATAATCCTATATTCATTCTCTGCTACACTTTGTGGTGCAGTTTGTCTAGTATTAATTTCTTGAAGTCCCACCGCTAGATACCTCATAGCATCCGCTGCGTGTGAACTCCAATCGTGTACAGGCTTTGATCTAAACATTCTATCTTTATCTATATATTTCCTGTGGTAATGTCTTAACGCATCTATTAACTTTTTGCAATGGTCTGTATCTATGTAACATCTAGGCAAGGTCATTGTAGTGGCGTGTATGCCATCCTCAAGGGGTATTTTTGGTACTACCTTAAATCTTATTCCTAATTGATAGGCGACCTCTCTCCTGGTCTTACCATTTCCAAAATCTGTAACTTCAATGTCGTGTGGTGCATAGTGATCTTTGTAGACATAATCTTTCTCTTTAATCATCTGTATGTAGTAAGGTAATCCTTGACCTCTCTCTTCATGGTAGTCAATAATGTTTATTGCTGTTCCAAGTTGCTGGTAAAATATAATAGCACTATGGTCGGAGACCCCAAGATCCCATGCTGTAGAAACTGGTAGTGAAGGATCGTAAGGTGTTCTTGTTAGTTTCTTTTCATCTTCCATCTTGCCAATCACATCTCCATAGATAGCTCCTTCAATGTTAGCTATCCAATCACACTCAAACTCTTGGTTGTATTTCTTATCACCCATTACTTCTTTTGCCTTAACCAACTCTTCTTCATCTACAATCTTAGTCTCTGATGCTTTTGCTTTATAGTTAAACCAATCCTCCGCACCTTGTGCGTGTTGGTATAGTTCGTAGAAGTTGTTGTTCATTCCAGCAGGTGTACCAATAAAGACACAGTAGCCTTTTCTATCTGATAATGCTGGTCTAATAATCTCTGGAAATAGTTTACTGTGAACATTAGCATACTCATCAATAACACAACCATCAAGATATATACCTCTTAATCCATCTGAATTTTCTGCTCCTAGTAATGTTATCCTAGCACCATTAGGTAAATCAACCCTAAGTTCAGTTTCGTTAAATTTAATATAAGGGATCTTATCTGTAAACTGTTTCATGTAATCCCAAGCAATACTCTTAGCTTGTTTAAAGGTTGGTGCAATGTAGGCAAATCTTGGGTTCTTTAATTTACACATTAGTGCAGATTTTATAAGGTGGTTGATCATGCAAACAGTTTTACCAAACCGCCTGTGGCAGACTAGCACACTCCATCTATGTTTATCTATTTGCTTGTGTAAAAAGTTTTGATGCTTCCTTGGTGTATAGGGAATTTTAATATCCATATTTAGTGTATAGATTTATTTATATACGCATCATTAGGTATGTAGTCAAAGTCTAGTTTCTTCATAGCAAAGATGCTAAATAGCTCAGCTTGTTTAGAATTACTAAAACCATAGAACTTCATTATTACATTGTTAGTGCCTTCTTCAATAAAGCAGATTGATTCTACATCTTCTAAGTCAAGGTGATCCATATACTACATTTAGTGTATTTCAAAAAATAGTAAAATAAAAAATTTAGATTAAGTGTGTATAAAAGGGGGTGGGTTGTTTTAGAGAGCTGTCTGTGTGGTTGTGGAAATTATCCATGTATATATATATAATAAAGGCGTAGCGTTTCCTAGGGGGTATGGGGGGGGTAGCTTTATAAAATAGAGGGTTACACTCTATATAAAATACAATTTGTATTAGTGATAAGAAATGTTATTACTAATACATTATATATATTTAATTTAATGGTACTTAATTGGTTCTTATCCGATTGTAAACGCTAAGAATAAAAATTTGTTGATGTAGAATAATAGTAACTTTAATAACTATTCTTTAATATATTCTTTTAACTTCTATTCTTAACTGTTGCAATAATACCACAACATTACTTTAGAACTATTCTAAAAGATAATTTAAATTAACTGTTGACATAATATCCAATATGTATATATTAATATTTATGAACATTAAAACAAATCAACCAATAGGAACTAATACAATGAATGGAATGTATCAAAGAAATAGTAATGAAGCATTTGAAAATGCTAAGTCTAAAGGTTTAAACAATCCTGGTGAATATATGTATATGTATTCAAAAGATGGTTTGGATTACTTTAAGAATATTAACTTTAGAAATTATATTAACTTTAAACAATAGGAAACTATGAAAATAATCACACAAGCCAAAGCAATAGAAATTATAACTATTCATGGAAACTTAAATGAATTTTATTATTTCATTAAAGAATTAGGAAACAAAAAAGAATATAAATTAAAAGACGTTAAAATCTGGTTAGGTTATTAACTTTGATGATAGTAATAATTAAGTTGACACCAATAACAATAACATATACAATAAAGATATAACAACTAACAAAGGGAAAACACAATGACTAAAGAAATACTAAACCAAAGAATAAAAAAACATGGAGATAATTTAAAAGCTATTTTTAACCTAGATATTGATAGCGTTAAACTTTGTAAGCAATTATTTAGATTAGAGAATAAAGCTCATAAATTAGCTTTAGATTATTGTAATGGAGATTTAAGCGATATAGAAAAACAAAGCAATTCAATACTTGATAAGGTAGCTAAAATATTAAAAACAAATACTTTTAATATGTTTTTAAATACTGACGCTCGTGGTTATGCTTTGAAATTCTTTGAGGATTTTAGCAAAGATAAAAATATAAGTAAAGATTGGGGTGGATATGGTTTAATCGCTCCAGATTTTAGAGATCATAATTAATACTATTGACAATATACAAAAAAGATATAATATAAATAAATAACAACTAACAAAGGGGATAATATGACAATAGTACACAGCAAAAATAGTAGCATAGGTTATGACACAGTTAACAAATGTGTTGCAACTGTAAACACACCAGAAAATACAAGTTATGAAACAATGATAAAAATTTGTATTGATAAGCTAATAAATGGTGTTGAAGTTGACAAATACAAGTCAGTATTAATAAACATGGCTAAGATGATGGATAAGGAAGGGATATAATGACAATAGAAACAATCGCAAGGCTAATGATGATATTAGTAGGGTTTATAATATTAATGTTGGGTGCAATAACTTTTTTACACTCAGTAGAACATCAAGTGCTAGGATTATTAATATCCTTTGCAGGTGTTGTATCAATGTTTGGGGGGTTACCTCAATGATTAAAAATATAATAATGTTTATAGTTGCACAAACTATTTTTATTAGCTTTATAATGTACGCTTTGCACGTTTTGTCTATTCAAGGGGGGATATAATGAAAATAGTTGTAGCTGATAGATACATGACTTTAAAAAGTGTTAAACCTAATAAAAATTGTACTCAAGGTTGTGATCATATAAATGATTATGTTTGCTTTGGGTGTGAGCATAACCAAATTAAAAAAGTATATCCTAATTGTGAATATACTGATGATTGTGAATGGATAATAAAACAAGGGGTGCAATCTAATGAACTTAAATAAACTACAACAAAAAATACAGGAATTTTTAAAGTCTAATGACCTTGAAAATTTAAAAGACAACTACAGAGAACCATCAACCAATGATGATTTTGTAGAATATCAACCACTACCACAAAGCTATTTTAATAGCCTTGATGATAGTATAAAAGAAAGCGAGGAAGTATGATAATTTTTGGACTTACACCTAAAGATTGGAAAAAAGAAATAGGAATAAAGAGCTTATATTATAGAACAGAAATAGTAATTTTTACTATTGGTTTTATATTGGGTGCTTTAATATTTTAATAATAAATAAACAAGGGGAAAAAATGTCAGATAATATAATACTAGAAAAAATTACTTTCAATAAAATTGATAATGATGGTAATTTAATTACAGATAAAAATGGTAATGAGAAAGTATTTGAATTAAAAAACTTTGTAGATTGTTCATGGATTTGTGAGGGAACAGAAGAAGATCATTTACAAGAAATAAAAAGCTAACACAAGGGAACTATGAAAAATAAAAAAAATGAGTATCAACCAGATGACAAAATATGTATTTTTTATGTAGCTGACAGAATTAAAATGTTAGAAGGGATAAAAAGTCATAAACAATTAAGAGTAGCTATTAGAGATTTTAAAGATGAGGTTTTAAAAGCAATAGCTATTGATGTAATGATTAAAAGATCAACCAACTAACACAAGGGAACTAATGACAAAAAGAAATCATTATTTATTAGAGATCACAAAATGGACAATGCAAGAACTAGAAAGTGAAGTAGATGGTTATAAGCAATTAGGGGGTGTTGGAGTAAAAGATACTATTAGAAAAAATGAAGCTGAAGATGAGTTAAATTGGAGAAATGAAAAAGGTTATTATAATCTTACACCAAAAGAAATACAAGAAGAAGAAATAGAAAAAAACTAATCTTTTATAACTGGGGGTATATCAATTATATCCTCAGTAACATCAATTAAATCCTCATCATTAGACGACCAACTAATTTTTATATTGCTATCAGTTTTAACATCAATCTTTTGTTTTTCTTGAAACAAAGAACTTACTCTTGGAGCTAACCATTTTAAATAGTCTTTCTTTTCTCTCAGAAATAATAATTCATTTGATTCAATGCTTGAGGGATCAGTATCAAAAATCTTTAACATCTTCTCAACAAGGGTCTTGATACCTATTTCTTGAGCTTTCTCATACTCACTTTTGAACTTTGGATTTTGCTCTAAATATTTGTAAAAAGTCCTCAAGTTGATTTGCAAGTCCCTTGCTACGTCTATGGACAGACCTCCAGCGTAAGTAGTGTCTAGAATAGTATTTTGTTCGGTATCTGTTAGATTTAGTAGCTCGTTCTTGTTCTTGGGTGATATACTCTTTGATTTCTTCATCTGTTTTATCCCTAAAGTTTATTAGATTTTTTAATATTTTTACCTTTGTATCTATAGCAATATTATCGTTCTTGTATAGACCCTTATATTTTCTTGTCTTACTATTGATTGTTTTATTACACCCATGAAAACGACAAAGCATACGTCTAGTAGTAGGGGTAAAATAGCCTTTAGCCTTACATTGTCTAGGCTTACCTAATCTAATTGAAGTTCTAGTAGTTGCTTCACATTGTATCTTTATTTTTCCCATGGTTTTATTCCATTTCTTTTATTGTATTC